ATGAGTTGGTGAGTTTATATAATCAATTTTATTTAAGACACGATAGCGCATCTTGTGGAGCTTGTGTTGGTAGAATTTTCAAGAGTTTCAAGACAATTTGTAAAGGAAGATATTAAAAATCATTTTGAAAATGAAAAATTTAATAAAAAATTATATATATAAATATGGTGAGAATTAGTATAGGAGAAAAATCTTACAATATAGCGAGTAAGTTTGATGAACTAAACATTAAAACATATCAAAATCTTAGTTTAATAGATGCAGATGATGAACGAAAGAAGATGGTTGGTCATTTACAAGTACTGACTGGGTTAGATTATAAGACTATTGAAAAAATTGAGATTAGTCAATTGATTATGTTAATGGATAAGTTCAAGTTTTTTGATACACCAGAACAGGAATTGGTTGAAGCTGTTGAAATTGATGGTGATATTTATGTTTTTGATAAGAACTTACAAGATATGAGGTTTGATATGTTTGTAGATTTAGAAGAAATGACTAAGGATAAAGATTTAATTATTGAAAATCTACATTTAATTATGGCGATACTTTACAGACCAGCAATTGTAAAAAAGATTAAAAGAAAATTAGCACCTGAACCATATGATAGTGAAACTGTAATGGAAAGAGCAGAATTTTTCAAAGAATATATGATGATGGACAAGATACTTGGTGCGTTGTTTTTTTTTACGATTTTAAGTCTGAATTATACCAAAGATTTAGAGGGCTCTTTCAAACATCTGACGAGCCAATTAAAGAAGAAGACGATTATATTGAATCAAAAACCGAAGGCTTCTATAGAAAATGGGGCTGGCATTTAATTATATTTAATTTAGTAGATGGTGATTTAACAAAGTCAGAAATAATTGAGAATAAAAAATTGTTAGTTGTGTTGAACTGGCTTAGTTTAATAAAAGAGAAACAGATGTATGAACCTAAAGAAAATAAGTAAGAAAAACTTTAAAGTTTTAATGAGTGATAAGTTAGATAAATTTAATGATTTAGATAATTATATAATAAATACGTTTAATTTGTCAACTAAGGTTATAGTTAATAAAAATAAATTTAAAAAATAATGGCTGATGATATAAAATTGAAAGTAGAAGTTGATGTTGATAGTTCCGAATTAAAGAATGTGAACAAGAACTTAACTGACACTGGTAAAAAAGTTGAAGATGTAGGAACAGCAGCTAAGAAATCTAAGACAGGATTAAAATCTATGGCTGTTGGATTTAAAGGTATTGGTACAGCGTTAAAGGCCGCAGGTATAGGAATAGTATTAAGTGTATTAGCTGCATTATTTAGTTTAATGAAGGAGAACCAAGCAGTTATGGACTTCATGAATAAGGCTACCAAGACATTGGCTATTCTATTTAATAATTTAACTTCATCACTTGAACCTGTAGGTGAAGCAATTAGTGCAGCATTTGAAAATCCAGGACAAGCAGTTAAAGATTTATGGGAGTTGATAAAAACTAATTTCATAAATAGAATAACTGCTATACCAGATTTATTTACAGGTATTTTTGAAACGATAACATCTACATTTAGTTGGTTGGGTAATAAAATTAAATTAATAGTATCAGATATACCTATAATAGGGAAAGGTATAGACACTGAAGCAGCAGAGAAAGGTGTTGAGGACGCATTACAAGGGATGGCAGATGGTGCTGAAAAAACAGGTGAAAGTTTCTTACAAATGGCTACTGGTATAGACGATCTACCTGGAAAACTTATAGGGATAGGAAAGGCAGCAGTAGAAGGTTTCGATGCTGCTACGAAAGCCGCAGATGACTTTATTGAAAAAGAAAATGAATTGAAATTAGCAACTGCAGAGTTTAATAAAACCATTGCTGAAAATAGATTAGAATTGCAGAATTTAAAATTAGTTAGAGATGATGAAACTGCTTCTATGGAGGATAGAATAAAAGCAGCAGCAGAAATAACAAAGATAGTTGAAGATGAAAGTGAGGCTGCTATAAAACTACAGCAACAGAAGATAGATTTAATGAAGGCTGATTTAGCTTTAACCAACACTACAATTGATGATAAAATAGCAATATCGAATGCTGAGGCTGAGTTGAGTAATATACAAGCAGCAGCGGCTACAAGATTACGTGAGAACTTATTGAAGACAAATGCCTTATCAAAGAAATTAGAAAAGGAAAAAGATGAAGATGAAGTAGTAGAAGGACCAACTCCAGAAGAAGAGGCAGAGATTAAAAGGATGGTTGACTTCAGGAAACGAAAGAAAGAACTTGAAGACGAATGGGCGTTAGAAGACGCTGAGACTGATGAAGAATATCAAGAAGAATTATTAAAACAAGAAGAAGATAGATATAACGCTGTTATAGATAATGATAAGCTAACAAAAGAAGAGTTAGAATTTGCGTTAAAAGAACATGTTAAAAATAAAGAAAATATTGAAAAAGATTATGTAAAGTCCAAAAAATCATTAGCTAAGACAGAAATGCAAATTGAGCGTGAAAAATTTGGACAAACTGCTAACATAATGTCACAAGCGGCATCTTTAATGAAAGAAGGTTCAATAGCGCAGAAGGCATTAGCTACTGGTTCAGCTATTATAAATACATATTTATCAGCAACTGCGGCAATTGCACCACCACCGTTAGGTTATGGTCCAACACCGTTAGGTTATGCAGCAATGGCTGTATCTATTGGAGCAGGTTTAGTTCAAGTAGCTAAAATTAATCAAGTTCAATTCGCAGATGGTGGTATATTAGATGGTCCAAGTCATTTGAACGGTGGTATATCAACTCCATTTGGTGAACTTGAAGGTGGTGAAGGTGTTATAAACGCATCAAGTATGAGTAATGCATCATTAAGAAACTTAGCATCAGCAGCTAACACAGCAGGTGGTGGTAAAGATTTTAGTTCAGGTGATGGTTCTATTAAATTAGACGGTGGTTCTATATCAGCAATTGTAGGTGGTATAAATAATAAGAAAGTTTATTTAACCGAGACAGATATGACTGAAACACAAGAACAAGTAGCTGTAATGGAGGAGGAGGCAACTATATAATGATAGAAGTAGATATTAAAATAACATTAAGTAAAATTTTAGCATTTTTAGTGCTGATAATTGGTAGCGTATATTCTTTTATATTTAATGATCCTGCTGTAATGATGAGTTCATTCGCAGCATCAAGTTCGATAATTGCAGTAAAAACTTATACCGCAAGTAGAACAAAACAAAAGAAAATTGAGCATCCAGAAATATAAAATAAATAATAATTATGAAAAAATTAGAAGATTTAAAAGAAGTGGAATTGATTATAAACCAAGAAGAAGATATGGTTACTGCTATGGGTTTTGTAGAGTTTCCAGCTACGGAAGTTAATTTAGTATATTTTAATGATGAAAAATCTAATTATACATTTGGAGTTGAAGATAAAGAACAAGGAATAATAGTTAGTCCAGCATTGATAGCTGAGAAAAGAATTTATAGATATGATCCAAGAACCAATGAAGAATATACTGTTTATTTTTCAGCAGAAACTATTGGTGAATTATCACAAAGTTTTTTAATTAGTAATAATTTTAAAAACACTACTGAACAACACGAAGAACAAGTTAATGATATAGATTTAATTTACTCTTGGATAGTACAAAATGATCAAGACCAAATTATGACCAAATATGGTTTCAAAGATATAGCAATTGGTTCTTGGATAGTAGCTTACAAGATTAACAATGAAGATATTAAAGCGAAAATAAAATCAGGAGAAATAGGTGGTATATCTATTGAAGCATTTTTAAGTGAAAAATATGATAAACATTCATCACCTGACGAAGACAAAATCCAACAGATTAAGGATTTACTTAATGGTATAGAAAAATAAGCAATTTAGAGTCTTTTTATATATACGATTAAGAAAAAATAAACTTAAATATAGATGAGCGAATTTAGCACAGTTTTAGAAAAAATTAGAACCATATTAGGTATGGAGACAATTAACGAAATTGAAGAAGTAGAGGTAGCCCTTGAAACTGAAGTTGTACCAGAAGTTGTTGAACCAACTGAGGTAACATTAGCTGAAGCTACATTAGAAGATGGAACTATCATATATTATGATGGTACTTTAGCGGTTGATACTGCTATATTTACTGATGAAGCATTAGTAACACCTATTGCTGACGAAACTTATATACTTACTAATGGTGACACTTTTAAAGTTGAAGCTGGAATAGTTGTAGAATATACACCTATTGTTGCTGAGGATACAGAAGAAGTAAAACCAGAAGTAGAGGTAGAAGAAGAGTTAGAAGTAGTTGATTTTGAAGCGAAGTATAATGACCTTATGGTTATTGTTACAGAATTGAAATCAAAATTAGAGAACTTTTCAAGTCAAAAAATCGCATTGAAAAGTGAAATTGAAAAACTATCAACCCAACCTGAGGTTGAAAGCATTTCCCAAGAACCACAAGACAAAAGAGAATTATCACAAATTGAAAAAAGGATGAACACTCTTGAAGCTATTAGGAATTTGAGAAAATAAAAAAATAATTAAAATAAAATGAGTAAAAAATATGATTTTTCTTTTGACGTAAGCACATTGAGTGACTATACAAACGAGAATACAGGCTTAGTAGCCGAAGCGTTATATTCAGCTCCAACAATAAACTCAGGAATTGAAATTCTTGTTGGACAAAAAGGTGATATTAAACTTAACACACTTGAACACGAACTTTATTTACAATCAGCAGCTTGTGGTTGGACCGTTTCTGGTGAAACTGTTTTAGAACAAGTATCAGTGAGCGTATGTTCAGTTGATTACAAAGAAGCTTTATGTCCTAAGACATTGGAGCCTAAATGGTATGGTCAATTGATGAGTAAAGGTTCAAATCCTGAAGACTTTCCATTTTCAAAGTTTATCGTAGATAATAAAATGGGTGTTCTTAAAACTGAAGTAGACAAAATGTTTTGGACTGCTGATTCAACAAATGGAACAGGTAATGCTGCATTATGTGATGGTATAGGTTCATTCTTATCAGGCGCAACTGGTGATGTTTATGTAGCTGCTGCAAGTGGTACTTCAACTGCTTCAACTATCAATGCTAAAGTTCAAGCTTTAATTGATGGTGTAGATGAAAGAGCTTACACAACTGGTGACTTAACTCTTTATATGAGTGTTGCTAACTTTAAACTTTATGTTCAGTATTTAATCAGTGCTAATCTTTACAACTATGCTAATAACGTAGCTGGTAAAACATTAGAACTAACTATTCCTGGACACGACATCAAAGTATTAGGTGTTGGTGGATTAAGAGGAACTACATTTATGTATCTTACACCTGCAAGTAACCTTGTATTTGTAACTGATTCATTAACTGATGGTAATTTAGATATGTGGTATTCAAAAGATAACCAAGAAATTAGAATGGTTGGTTCATTCAAATTTGGTGTTGGTGTATACTTTAATGACCTTATGGTTCATAACAACGAGAATCTGTAATAACAAGTTCAATAATAACTACTCTTAATTGAGTAGTTATTTTCAAAAAATAATAAAAATTAAAATGGGATGTATAAGTATCGCTGGATATAGTAAAGGATGTGATAGCTCTTATGGAGGTATCAAGAAAGTAGCTATATATGAAAAAGCAGCATTTGACTGGACAGGAATGACCGTGACTAATGGAACCGTATCTGCGGTAACACTTTATGATGGTTTTACTGGATTCACATATGATTTTTTGAAAGATAATTCAAATTGGACAGAAGCTATTGTAGGTGATGGAATTTTAACAACTATCAACTGGACACCAATCATAACTCTTATGTTTAGACGTATGAGTGTTGAACTTAGAAATGAGATAATGGAATTGTCCAAAGGTGATTTAGTAGTTTTAATAAAAGACTATAACGACAATACTTGGTTCATAGGAACTGATAGAGGATTACAATTAGTAGCTTCCGCAGGTGGAGCTTCAGGAAATAACTTAACTGAAATGAATGGTGAAACACTTGTTATTCAAGGCGCAGAAACTTATAAAGCATATTTAGTTGATTTAGACACTATTGGTGATCCAATTGCGAGTTTAATGGCATAATTTTTCAAACATATTGATATATTTAAAGGGGTTTTTAATTAAATCCCTTTTTTTTATGTTTAAAAACCTACAATTTTATATATATAAGTATAGAATAACTAAAAATAACTAAGAAAATATGAGTTTAAGAATACCAAAAGATGGATATAAGTTTATTACAATGCAAATGAATGTTGTTATAACATTAACTGGTGAAACTTACAGATTTGATTTAATAAACACAGAAGGAACAACAGAAATTTTGATGACTGATATAAGTGAGTATCCAAATATATATCTGAGGTTTTTATATGTATCAGATGTAGAACTTGAATCAGGTTGGTATAAATATATATTATATAATAGTAATGATATTGAAATTAAAAGTGATAAATGTTATATTTACAACAGTGATGAACCTGGTAATATACCACAAGACACAAACACTTATGAAGAAGATAAGGACAAATATGTTTATAACAGATAAAAAAATAAAATTTAAAAATGGAATTTAAGAAAACAGAATCAAAAGATGAAAGTAGATTTTTATTCAGTGCTTTATCGTACCAAAATGATATAGTACTTCCTTCTTTTAAGGAGACATCTTATTCAGATTGGGTTAAATATGGAGATAATAATAAGTATCCAGATGAACTATTAAACTTATTTGAAAAATCCCCTATACACAATGCTATTATTGAATCAAAAGTTCGTATGATGTGTGGTGATGGTATAGTTCAAGATGTAGAAACAGAAGAAGAAGATAGTGAAGCTTCACAACAATTCTTAGATTTTGTTAATCCTTATGAAAGTATGGATGAAGTATATAAGAAGGCTGCTATGGATTTTGAAATCTATGGTTTATCATATTTAGAAATTATATGGGCTAAAGGTAGAAAGAAAATAGCAGAAATATATCATATTGATGCTTCAAAGATTAGATGGGGTAAAAAAGAAAAAGGTAGAGTAAAAACTTATTTTTATTCAAGAGATTGGAGTAATTATAGAAAAAATGTATATCAACCAATTGAAATTCCCCTTTTTGATAACAAAGCTACATCAGCAAGACAGATATTACCTATCATAAGATATACACCTGGTTTAGAATACTATAGCTATGCTGACTATATTGCAGCTACTAAATGGATTCAAATTGATACAGAGATTGCTAATTTTCATTTCAATAATCTTAAAAATGGAATGACACCATCAGTATTCTTTGGATTTCCTGTTGGAGAAACAACAAATGAAGAACGAAAGCAAGTAGTAGATAGTTTAGATGAAAAATATACTGGAACTAATAATGCTTCAAAAGCTGTAGTAGCATTTTATGATGCCGAAGGTGATAAGAAACCAGAAGTAAAGATATTACAACTAAACAACGCTGATAAGCAATATGATTTATTGAATAAAACTACGTTACAACAAATTTTAGTTGGACATAAAATCACAAATGAAAATCTTGTTGGTATATCAACACCAGGTAAATTAGGTTCAACTAACGAACTATTACAGAGTTATGAATTATATTTTAACACTGTAGTAAAACCAGAACAACAAAAAGTTTTATCAGCATTTCAAAAGGTCATGCTAATAAATGGTATGAATGATATACAAATTATAAATAATAAACCATTAGATATTGAGTTTAGTGAAAGTATATTAAAGGAAATCTTAACACAAGATGAAATGCGTGAAATTATTGGATATGATGTTCTTAAAAAAGATGAAGTAGTAATTGAAGATGAAACTTTAATAGGTGATGATGATGTTGAACCAGAAGAGGAATTAGAGAGCGAACACTTCGCAGGAGTTAGAAGTATAGATAGAAATAATGCCGTATCAAGAATACCAAATGCTAATATGGAAGATAAATACCAATGGAAAATGAGATCAGCACCCGGAGAAAAAGAGATTTGTCCAGCATGTATATCTTGGAATGGTCAAGTAAAAACATTAGCAGACTGGATGAATAATGCTATACCTGGAACTCCAACTGGATTACAAATTGGACTATCAAAAACAAACTTTAAAACAAGTCCATATGGAACCTACTGCGGGTCAGAATGTAGATGTAGATTAGTAAGAGTAAAATAAAAAAATAATTAATAAATAATGGCAAACACAAGAGTTTATTTTATGTCTGTAAATGACCTTAAAGAATATACAACTATTGATTATTCAGTTGAAGATAAGTTGTTAGAAAATAGTATCTATGACGCACAACAAATTGATATTCAAGCACAAATTGGAACAAGATTATATAAGAAAATAGAAACGGAAATAATAGCTGATACATTAGCAGGTGATTACAAAACTTTATTGGATGAATATATTTTTAATGTTTTGTTGAAAGCTTCACAGAAAAGAGCGTTAATGTTTATTTATGCGAAGATTAGAAATAAAGGAGTTCAAATACAAGATAGTGATAATTCAACTCCAGTCGATATAACTATATTAAATAAAATGCGTGATGAAATATCAAATGATTTTGAGTATTTTTCAAATAAATTAAAGCAGTTCTTATGTGAATCTGATATACCAGAATATGATACATATAATCCTGATAGTTTAAGTTACTATACCGTGCCTGATAAAGATGATAGTTATTTTAGTGGTTTATATTTAGGTGACACTACACCAAGAGATTGGAGGAATGATAAATGAGTTTAGTAGCATTTGTATTAATAGTGTATGGGATCACTAATATATTAGTTAATGAAAGTATATTTAGAAAACAAATTGATTGGTTAAAAACTAAAAACCAGTTCTTGAATGATGTCCTTTCTTGCTCAACTTGTTTATCAACTTATATAGGCGTGGTTATATTTTTGGTAGCACCTATAACACTTTCAGGTATATTCTTATTAGATATATTACTTGCTGGTTTATTATCATCAGGAGCAATAAATTTAATAGAACAAATTAAGAATAGAATGTTTGAATGAAGAAAAAACTTATGGATTTAATATATAACAATAGAGTTATTGAATATATTGTAGAAGAAGAAGGATTAGCGATGGGAGTAAAATACACTGATGAGTGGAAAGTAACATTAGAAGCATATAAAAAAGAAAGAGAAGAAGATGGCGGATCAAACAACATATCAAGTACTGAATAAAATGTCTGAGATTGCATTAAGTGGTGTAAATGAGTGCTTTATCGGTGATGCATGGGAGATTGAAGCTGTTGCTCGTAAATATCCTTTGATGGTTTTAGATAACAACTTAAAGAACCACACGTGGCAAGCAGGAGTTATAAATATGAGGCTTGATATTTACATAATGGATTTAGTAAATGCAGATGAATCAAATGAACTTGAAGTTTTAAGTGATATGACTAATGTTGGTATTCAATATGTTAATCACTTAACAGATCATCTACCAGATTATAATTTTTACATCAGGAAAAATAATCAACAGACAATAACATTTCAAACATTCACAGAAAAATTTGATGATAAAGTTAGTGGTGTTAGATTTGAAGTAACGGTTAGTATTCCTGATGATGGAAATCAATGTGAAAGTATATTTAATATATAATGGATAGATTACAACTAAATAGAGTAACAAAAGTACTCAAACTATATGGTGATCGTATAGCTAATCTAATGAAAGATGAATTAGTTAGAAAAAAGAAGGTTGCTACTGGTAATCTTGCTAACGAAATTGAAAGTTATGTTGAGGAAGAAGATGATAGAGCATTTTTATATTTAGATGTACCAAGTTATGGTAAATTTATTGATTCAGGTAGAAAACCAGGTTCAAAATATCCACCAGTCAAATCTATTAGAGATTGGATTAAAGTTAAAGGTATTAAACCAAATAAAAGTAGAGGTGTTAGAACAGAAGAACAACTTATATTCCTGATTAGAAGAGCGATAGGAATAAGAGGAATAGATCCAGTTCCATTTTTAGATATATGGGACATACACACAGATGAACTTGAAGAATTAATAGAAGATGCTGCGGCTGAAGATGTTGAAGATGTAATCAATGCATTTGTTAAAGATTTTAATAAAAATAATAATTAAAGATGAGTATAGGACTTTTACAAGAACCATTAAAACTATCACCAATAGGCAACCCAGTACCAATAGTTGTAAGTAGTTCAAATTCAACAACTGCTGGATTTAGATATAGAGTAGATTTAATCAATGATAGTGGTGATGATGAATTAGCAGTATGGATTTATCCAGACACAAATAATGGACATTATGGAATATATGATTTTAGTAGAGTATTAAGTGATTTAATTGGTTCAAATCCTGAACATTGGGGCACAGATACTTGTATAGTTGATACAGAACAGATACTTAGTTACAATTATAGAGTAACAGAATATATAAATGCTACTTCTGGAGCTACTTTATCAGGTTCAACTGACTTTAATGTGTTTAGAGGTGTTAAACAATATGGAGATTACTGGGATATTGAAACTTATCTACCTAATACTACTGGTGATCCTGCATTATTCGCTTCAATTAGTCAGAAAAGAGAGTATAAATTGACAGAAACAGCAACAATTAATACATTTGAAGGTAGTTTTGGTACAATTTCATCAGAATGGGACACTATTGTAATAAATGTTTTTACATCTTCATATGTAACACCATATCAAATACAAAAAGCGGCACCATCAGGTGGAGAAGTTGTCATTTTACCATTAGGACCTAAAAACATTAATGATATGGCTGCTACTGGTGTGGTGTTAAATATGATAGGAGGAGGAACAGGAGTGGTAGATTTAGGACCTATAATTGATACTGATACTATTAAATATGATTTCTACTTAGAGAGTAAAGGAATAATAGTGACTGAAAAACTGATAGTTAATGTTGATAATATTTGTTATAAGCACGATGGTGTTGAGTTTTTATGGTTAGGTGAATTAGGAACATTTGAAAGTTATACTTTTAGAATGGCTGATTTAAAATCATTCAAGACAGCCAGAAATGAGGTAAAAAGTAATCATTATAGTATAAAAAGTAATCAATATACTTATAGTATAGGTGATAGAGGTAGAACCAATATAAATGTATCAACTACTGAAAGTCATTCTGCAATAAGTGGTTGGATAGGTGATGTTGAATCACAAGATATAATGGAACTCATATCAAGTCCAGAGGTTTATATTAAAAAAGGTGGTGAAATCTATCCTATTATAATTAAGAACACTGGTTATGATTTAAAGACAATTAGAAATGATAAGTTATTTAATTATACAATAAAGTTCGAAATGGCGTACGAAAAATTAAGCAACATTTAAAATGAATATATTAGCAGAGATAATGATAAAAGACGTTGGTACATTAGAGTTAAATACCAAAGATGTTGAAGATTTTGGAATACCTTTAATTTTTACTATTGCAGATATAAAGAATTTTGGTTCAAGAAAATCGAGTTTTAGTAAAACTATTAAAGTACTTGGTTCAAAGAATAATAATAGAATTTTTAATCATCTATACGAAATTAAAGGAGCGTATAATGATTTTGATATGACACTCAGACATAACTGTGTATTGATGGTAAATAAGACTGCTGTTATGGATGGATTTATGGCTTTAAGAAAAATTACAAAGGTATTAATTGGAAATAATTATGAAGTAGTTTATGAATTGAACTTATATTCTGAAGTTAAAACCTTTTTTGATTTAATAAGTGATAAAGATTTAATTGATTTAGATTATTCATCAGGATTTACTTTTGGTGATATTGATTATGAAGTTGGTGATCATATCTTAACACCTAATTTAGTAGGTAATAGAATGCAAACGGAAACTACACCGAAACATATTTATACATATCCGCTTGTTGATTATGGTTATGATGTAAATGGAACATATCCAATTGGTTTAACAACAGCTACAAATTTAATGTATCCAGCAGTTTATACCAAAGCGATTTTTGATAAGATTTTTTATGATGCAGGATATACTTATGAAAGTGATTATTTAAATGGTGAATCTTATTCAGGATTTTTTACAGAAATGGTTAATATTTACAATAAACAAACCGAATTTAAAAATCTTAATTTAATTCAAGCTAATAGTGATGGAGGTTTTACAACTGATAATATAGGAGATAATCCAAGAATATCACCAGGCTATCAATGTGTGATGAATGGAATAAATTATAATGGCTATACTATTGATTTGTTGTCTACATATGAAACTGAATATCAATACAATGGAATTAGAATCCCTTATGAAGGTGATTATAGATTTAAATGGAGAATTGAGGTTACTGATGATGAAGGTGGTGAAGGTGAAGGTAGTTGTCCTGGAACGGATTCAGTTTATAAAATAATGAGATATAGAGATGGAGCAACTGTAACAATAAAAAATTGGTCATCATCGGATTTAGGTATGGGATTTGATTCACCTTCAAATGCATATTATGAAGAAGAGTTTGATTTAATAGAATGTGAAATTGATGATATTTATTGGTTTAGATTAGCAAGAGGAACTGTAGGTAGAGAAGATTATTATGGTAATTGTGAAGAGTCATTTATAAATGTGACTTGTGATGGAACATCATTAGAACTGACTTATTTAAAAGAATTGAATGAAATATATTCAGGTGGAACAGCGAACATATATATTAACGAAATGTTACCAGAGATGTCGCAGATAGATTTTATTAAGAACCAGATTAAAATAGCTAACCTTTATATTTGGAGTAATGCTGAAGATCCTAAAAAATTATATATTGAACCAAGAGACAAGTTCTATCAACAAGGAGAAGTTAAGAATTGGGATAGAATGATTGACTACAATAAAAAAATCACTATTCAAACATTAAATAATGATATTGCTGGTGAGATTAATTTTTTACTCGCAGAAGGAGAAGATTTTTATACAACTGAATATAGAGATATTTATGCTGAAAATTATGGAACAAAAAAATTTACTATCACAGGTAAAACTTTGAAAGATTCACAAAATATTGAATTAGATTACCAAAGTTATATAATGAAAAATGGTGCAAGAAAAATATATCCAGCTCTTTATGAAGAAAGTATGCACACTTGGTTTGAAGATAGAATGGAGTTAGAACCATTGATGGGATTTTTATATAGAGATACAGCCATATATAAACTTGGTAGATATTCTGGTTCTACAACAACTTATAATGATAGATTAACATCGGTACCATATGCTACACACGCAAGTATATTTGGTGGATTTTCATATGATTTAAATTATGAAACTAATAATGAAGAATTTACTTTAACTAATTATGATCCTAAAAGAGGATTATATAATATATTCTGGGAAAATTATACATTAAATATGATTAGTAGTGATTCAAGAGTTGTTACATATTATATTGATTTATCTTTAAGTGATATATTAAAATTAGACTTTAGAGACCAAATCTTTATTGATGGACAATTATACTTTTTAGAAAAAGTTGAGTACGATCCTTCAAATATAAATAGTAGTAAAGTTACATTATTAAAAGAAATAGCACCACTGGGTGATGGTAAATTTCCTGATGACTCTTGTTTCTTATTATTAAATGATTCAGGAGATTATATCTTAACCCACGAAGAAAGATTACCAATTAGAGATAGAATAATAATTTGTTAGAATAATTATTAACTAATTTATATATAAAGATAGAAAATAATAGATAAAAATGGATTCAAGAATAAGAAATTTAAATTATGAAAGTGCACCAACTGGCACAACTCAATTTGTAGTAGATGATGCAAGTTATACAGATGCTAAACGAACAACATTATTAGATGTAAAAGAATATGTTCTTGATGGTATAGATGCTAATGATGTATATACTACAGGAGTAACATTTGACATAAATACAGGAATTTTATTAAATAGTAGAAATGATGGTGGAACATTTTTTACTGACCTTGATGGTAGATATGCTTTAAGTGGTGAAACTGGTGGTGGAACATCAGGGACAAGCGGAACTAACGGTATTGATGGAACTAACGGTATAGATGGAACTAACGGTATAGATGGAACTAACGGTATAGATGGAACCAACGGTATTGATGGAACCAACGGTATTGATGGACTATCAGGAGCAACAGGCGAAAATGGAACTAACGGTATAGATGGAGTAGATGGAACTAACGGTATAGATGGAACCAACGGTATAGATGGAACCAACGGTATTGATGGACTATCAGGAGCAACAGGCGAAAATGGAACTAACGGTATTGATGGAGTAGATGGAACTAACGGTATAGATGGAACCAACGGTATTGATGGAACCAACGGTATTGATGGAACCAACGGTATTGATGGACTATCAGGAGCAACAGGCGAAAATGGAACTAACGGTATAGATGGAGTAGATGGAACTAACGGTATAGATGGAACCAACGG